ATCCGTCCTAAACCAGTGAGCGCGGTATTCCATAGACCCGAAGGCGCCATGACAGTAACGTTTAGTTCCGACGGTAAATTCTTAGAAATCACTAGTAAAGGCACAGCACCTATCGCAGGTAACAATGCGTTTAGTATTGAAGATGCCGCACAGGTAGCTCAATTACGTGCTAAGAAAAACATCGCTGAATTTATTTCAACCCAACTTAACACTACACGTTCATTAAAAGTGCTATCTACAACTGTTCAAAAGAGTTTAGAAAACACCACAAATGGTATGGCAGAAGAAGTTAAGGTTGATGACAAGGACTTTGATGCTGATGGTAATCCAGTGATTATTAATGCATATAATGATGGTAGCCGGGACAAAGTCACACTACCTAATGACAAAGATCCTAACACCAACAGTCAAAAAATCGCACAGATCGTTCGTGAAAATATTTCAACATCAAGTGCGGCACTGTTACGTGGTGTGATCACTGTTAGTGAAAAAATTGATCAACAGGGTCGAACTATCGTGGTTGAAGTCAAGACAGGTGTTACAACTGTAAATGCCGCGAACGAGCTTCGTAAACTAATGGGATCTAACTAACATGAAATCATTTATCGTTGGGGTTGTGATTGGTATAATCATATCCACTGTAGGCTTTGGTGGTGTCGCCCAGATCTTAGATCACGGAGTTAGCAAGGTCAAGACCACTAGCCAGGACCTGGCACAGCCTGCACAATGACACTAAGGTATGTAATTGCCTTAGTGCTATTGCTGTTTTCGTCAATGGCTCACTCTGGCACTCGTGTCCAAGTTGAAGGTCACGGATCTAATGAAGCCGAGGCTAAGCAAGCGGCATTTGATTCTGCTATCACACAGGTAGTGGGACAAGTCATAGTCAGTGATCGAGAAGCCAGTGGTGATCGACTAGTAAAAGACTTCATTGGCGGCTACAGTGCAGGTTATATAGAAAATTTTGAAATACTAGAAACCCGCAAAAGTTCTGATGGAGTCACTGTTAAACTATCAGTATCTGTAGCATCCAGCAAGATAGCACAGCGTATGCTGAGTCGAGGTTATCAAGTTACTCCGATCAACGGTCTTCAGATACAAGCACAGTTAGAGTCACAGTTAGCCCAGCGAGAGCGTGGAGATAGATTGTTATCAAATATTTTAGCCAGCTATCCCTTTAATGCTTTTGTAATCAGAGCAGACAGGACAGACGTAGTTATTGGTGCTCGCAGGCAAGTCACTGTCAACGTTCCTTATGAGGTCAGCTGGAGCAGATTTTGGTTAGATGCACTGAATGAGACCTTGGGGTTGGTAGCTGTTGATTCTAAGAACTGTGGTAGTTTTTGGATCAAACAGGACAACAAGCTACGAATCAGTCCAAGACCCGGATTAACAACTATGTTGACTGATACCCCTTGTGGACAAGAAGCTGATTTCCGTGTGAGGACTAGCCAGACCAACAGCTACTATTTCTATGATAAAAAGACCCTTGAATTGGTCAATCATCAACTGCAATCACCAATTGGTAGACAGCACATTGGTCTACGTGTCAACATATTAGATGCTGCTGGTAGTATAGTTGATAGCGGATGTGTCCGTATAGATACCGCATCATTTGTAGGTTATACCGAACCAACGAACGAAGTCGTTCATTGGAACGATCGATCACGTAACCTAAGACCTTACATAGACGGTCAAGGAAAGTATAGAGATGTATTAAAAATGAACATAACGTCAACTGGCGAAATAGATGAAATGGCCAAAGTTGATTTAACTATTGAAAAAACTTGCACATAGGGGAACAGAAGTGAATTTAAAAAGTCATTGGGCAGATATAAAATTATTTGTTTTAAATAAACTACATTGGTTAAAATTATTTTTAAAACATCTGACGCACGATCTTAAATTAGATGGCAATTATGATCTGCGTATATTCGTATTTGTCTTAATCTATGTGTTATTCAGTGTGGTAGGGGCTTATAACTTTGCCCATCTTACAGCATTTATTTACATCATATGGTTATTGGAGAAACGAAATGACAAAAAGTAAACTAACCATTCGCGTCCATGACACCAATAAGATCAATACCATTGCGGAATGGTGTAAAGCTAATTTGGCTCCACATGAATGGGATATGACAGCTATTAATCTTATCAATCCACCAGACTATAAGTTTCATTTTGAGTGTGATAAAACACGCCTACAGGTTATCCTACAACACCTATAAATACTTGACATTCCTACCAAAAGGTGCTATAATATACATATAATATGGAAATCTTATATACTATTTGGATAATTTACAGCGGGCTTTGTGTGCTGTTCACCACCTTCTTTTTGATCAATCTCATACGCAATATCCGCAGAGAGGTCAACCTAATAGAAGATGTCCGGCAGTTCAAACAAACTGCCAAACTGGTCTATGTTGAACAGGTAGATGGCATGTATCGTATGCACGATAAGTTCACTCATCATTATATCTGCCAGGCGGCTACAGAAAAAGAACTGTGGGAAGCGGCCGACTCTATGTTTCCTAATGTAAAGATAATGTCAACAACTATTGGAGCGGAGGTAACCAAACAATGACCATGCACATGGTAGGCCCGTGGCTAACCACTACAGGTAAGAAAAAAGGTAAAAAGAAATTCCGTAATGCTGACGTTGCTAACAAAGCACGGCAGAACGCAGAATCATGGCAGGCTTTTTTAGATAAATGGGGCATTAAACCTGATGACAAAACTAGTGGAACGACTATACGCAAGAGCACCTGGATGGGCCCAACTGTTAATTCACGTGTTGTGGTTGATCCTCGCCGCCTTACCGACCATATTCCTAGCTTGGATACTGGGAAAGGTATAGCCGCTAAAAAAGAAGTTACCCAGTATACAGGCACTGCTATGTTAGGCATTGGACAACTACACAAGTCAAATGCTATACCAGTGTTCAGTAAAGAAGACGCTGTGGATATTAGTAAAATGAGGAGAGGTTAATGGAATTCAAAGACATACCATGGAAGGATAAGATCTCAGAAGATGATCAAATAGCTGTTTATCTAGACAAGTATCCAGTGACTAAAGGCCACGTCCTAGTGGTTCCAAAGTATAATAATCTCACTACTATGGCCGAAGCATTCAAATATGCCATCAGCATTGGTCGGCATCAGGTAGCTATAGGTGAGTGGGATGGATTTAACGTGGGCATGAACAACGGAGAAGCCGCAGGGCAAACTGTCATGTGGCCACATATACATGTAATACCTAGACGCTACGGTGACGTAGAGGATCCAGTGGGAGGTGTGCGCAATACTATACCAGGAAAAGGAAACTATAAACTATGGTAAAAAATAAATTAACAATAATAATTTTTACTTTCGTGCTATTGACAGTATCATCAGTCTGTGCGCAAGATCTAATACAGCAGGATGAATACCATCGTGAGCTGGCCAAACAGCATTTTGATCTAGCGGTCGTACAATTTGATGACAAAGATGTGTTTGCGGCCTGTAACAATCTGCGTATCAGTAAGAGCTATGCTCGTCACATTAATGATAATATCGTCAATGATCATCTAACATTATTGTTAGCTAAGATGTGTAGTGGTGACAGCTAATGCGTGACGAAAATAAAATAACCTTAGAAGAATATGCTAATATTTCTATTGGATCACCTAACTATTGTAATGATATTGATCTGATTACCATCAATACCAGCGATGTCTACACACAAGAATGGGATGATTGGATTACCACTCACACAGGTGCTTTAGATTTAGACATAGACATTGGTGATTATTCAGATAATCACTTAGGTGCTAACAATATTTCACTCACAGCCGCCGGGGATGAAATGCTCAGAGTCGCCCAGGATGGGTTCTATGTCCGAGGTGTCAGGGTCGAAGCTGATGAGAAAGAAGCCAAAGCTGTTTATGAAGCGTTTAAATCTTGGATGACCTATGCTATTTTAAACGGTGAGATCAATAATTAGTTAAATACATATTATAGGAAAGGATCAGTTGGCCAAAGAAGACGTTATTAAATTATCAGGACGAGTAGAGGAAATACTAGGTAACAGTATGTTCCGTGTTAGACTTGAGAACGATCACATGGTTACAGCTTATATTGGTGGTAAATTGCGTATGCATACTATCAAAATTATTCTTGGTGATGACGTTGATGTTGAAATGACCCCATATGATCTTACCAAAGCCAGGATTACCTACAGAAGATAATATGTTTAACTTTATTAAATATGTCACTATAACAGAAGCCAAGGAGCCCAAAACTCTTACACATACTCCATTGCCTTATAAGCGTGATGAGTTAGAATCTAGCATCTCAGAAGAGACTATAGACTATCACTATGGTGAACTATATGGTGGCTATGTCAAACGCTACAACAAGGGAGAAGGTGATCCTGAGTTCAATGAAGCTGGTGCGTTCTTACACGATATCTACTTCACACAATTTCGTGCACCTAAGAGTAATAATCCGCCCACAGGCAAGAGCTTAGAACTAATTGAAGAACATTTTGGATCATATGAAAAGTTCCAAGAAAAACTAGCAGAAGAGGCTATGAAGATACAGGGATCAGGTTGGATCTATTTGTCATGGCGCGGTGAGCTTAAAACTATCCGTAATCATGAAATACGCAAAGATATAGCACTGTTGATCGACTGGTGGGAGCATGCCTGGGCATTAGACTATCAAAGCGATAAGAAAACTTATTTACGTAATACCTGGAAGATCATCAACTGGGACACTATCAATCAGAGGATATAATATGGAAGATGTATTAGAACAACCAAAATTAGTTACGATGGCACCTGGTGCAGTCGCTAAGATCAAAGAACTGATCGCAGAAGAAAATAATCCTAACTTGAAATTACGTATGTTTGTTAGTGGTGGCGGGTGTAGTGGTATGCAGTATGGCTTTACCTTTGAAGAAGCAGCAAATGAAGATGATTTCAACTTAGAGTTTGATGGCATACATCTATTGATTGATGCTATGAGCAGTCAATACCTACAAGGTGCAGAAGTAGATTATACAGAGTCATTACAAGGCAGTCAGTTCAGTATTAAAAATCCTCAAGCACAGACAACCTGTGGATGTGGATCAAGTTTTAATCCAGGATAGTAATACACGGCGGACCTGTAACCATATTCCGCCTCCGCTGACGCGAAAACAGGATGGGCTGCGTTCACGGGGTTTGTTAGGTTCCTGACACACAAATACCTAACACTAATTTTAATAGAGATTTTCAATGAGAATAGCATTATGTTTCAGCGGACAGAACCGCACAGGTCATGTCACTGCTGATAATATCAAACGTTATATAGGTGATCTACTTCCTAATTGTGATGTATTTGCACACTTCTGGGACAGTGAAAGCCGTGGCACAGGTTATGCTAATCGCCTAGGTGTTCCCAGCACTGACATAGAATGGCACAGTCCTAAAACAACAAATCCAGAAAAGAATGTAGAATTCTTTCGTGCTTGGGCACCCAGAACTATCATGACTGAAGAATATGATCTACAACCCAATCGCCCTAAATGGGGTGGCCGTCGTTGGGATCCTGTAGAAGGTAAATGGCATGTAAGTATGTGGCGCAGTTTGTATGAAGCTAACAAACTTAAAATGGACTACGCTCAAAAGAACCAAATAGTCTATGACTACACAGTTCGTCTACGCAGTGATCTAGTGTTTGACCCTAGTAAAAGCCTAGCAGAAGATTTAAAATCGATCCAAAACGATCAAATGATGTTGTTTGGTGATCACTATGCTATCTGGCCAATACATGGTATGACACGTATAGAAGATATCCTATGGATTGGTCCCAGCAAGCTCATGGATCAGATATCTACTTATTACGCTTGTTATACCAACACTGTATCTAATATTGATGATCCACAACTGCCAGGATACCAAGATTGGCAATGGCATTCAGCACATTGGATCACACATCAATTGGGATATCAATTCTACGCTCTAGCTAACAATCAGATGCGCATCTATACTGAACAGGACGTAGAACTAGCTATAGATCCCTTAGATCCAGGTTTTGGTCCAGCACCCAGATACGGAGCATTCCACAACAAAAACGTATAAATACTAGATAATTCAGAGGTCTAGTATGGCAATTACATTAAGCAACGTCAATATAGGTACAGGTCCAGGCATAGGTGATGGTGATCCGCTACGCACAGCATTTACTATAATCAATAACAATTTTTCACTGCTACAGACCAATGTAAATCTGTTGACAAATAGTGTTACATCAGTGGCAGGACGCACTGGTAACGTAACCTTAACCATATACGATGTATTAGGATTCCAAGGACTTAATCTAGTCAGCAACGCAGCACCACTATACAGCAACAGTTCAGGAACCAAAGGACAGGTCATAGTCAGCAGTGGTAATTTATATATCTGCACAGCGGCCAATACCTGGGTCCGCACCGCGGTAACTACCTCGTTCTAATAAATCAAATCATCGATAAATAGTGTATATAGGATAACTCTAGAGCACTATTATGACCATAACCACACAATCTTTTGTAGCAGTTAACGTAGGCACAGCGGCCAATGATGGCACAGGTGACGAGCTACGAACCGCGTTTATTAAATTAAACAGTAATTTTAGCAATATCAGCACCAGCGGGTTTAATGCTGGAAATATCCTAGCCGCAGGTAATGTGCAGGCCGCATATTATCTAGGAGACGGTAGCCAACTAACTAATATTTCAGCTGCTAATGCCTATGGCAACGGTAACGTTGCTACATATCTAACAGTCTATAACGGAGTTGTCAGTGCTAGTAATGTATTCGTAGCAGGCAATGTGACAGCACAATGGCTAGTAGGTCAGGCCAATTTAACCAGCTTGCTAACACAAGATCTAGCTGTTAGTGGTATGTTCTATGCCAATTCTGGCACAGCTTCAACATCAACAGGCACAGGTGCACTAGTAGTCACTGGTGGCCTGGGTGTAACAGGTAATATCACCTGCGGTAATTTAACTGTGATCGGTAATATAACCACAGTTGGAACTTCTAGTCTGACTGTATCAAACAACTTCATTTTCCTCAGCAATAATAATATTTCTAACGCATTAGATATTGGATTTGTTGGACAGTATGCAGTGGGTCAAGGCAATGTCTACACCGGACTAGCTTATCGTGCTACTGATGGTATTTACAGATTGTTCAGCAATCTAAATCCAATACCAAGTTCTACTATCAATATGGCTAATGTAACCCCGGCAAGCCTAGCATTGGGTAATATCCTAGCTGCAAATATCATCGGGACAATAATCACACCAGCACAGGAATACATAACATCTGTCGGTAATCTAGCTAATCTGAGATCAAGCGGAAATATCACCACGACTGGTTATTTCTTTGGTAATGGTAGCCAACTAGCAGGACTTGTATCTTACAGCAATGTTTATGTTACCACTTACTTGCCAACATATTCAGGTAGCCTAGGAAACATAACAGCAAGTAATCTAGCAGGCGCGACAATCACAACTATCTACAGCAATATCGCTGTTAGCAATTCAAGTCTGAGAAACTACGTTGATGGTCAAATTACTGCGGCAAATTCTGCGATCACAGCGGCTAACTTAGGTATAATAGGTTACATAGATAATCAAGTAAGTTCAGCTAACGTAGCTTGGCAATCCAATGCGTCTGCACAACAAACACTGATCTATAATCTACAAGCCAATGCTGCTACACAAAGCGATCTTATCATAGGTATTAATGCTAATGTCACACAGGCCAATCTAGGTATGAAAGGCTATGTTGATCAGCAGGTCATAGCAGCAGGTACCTACGGTAATGCCAATGTCCAAACATATCTTTCAGCAGTAAGCGGTAACATAATTCCAAGTGCCAACGTTACTTATAGTTTAGGTAATGTAGCCTATCAATGGAAGGACCTATATGTAAGTTCTAATACTATCTACATTGGTGGCACGGCATTGACTATCAGCAGTGGTAATCTGACAGTTGGTGGAAACGTCGTATCTGGTGCTGTATCTGGTAGAGCTAATCTTTCTATTACAACATCATCTATGGCCGATGGTGCTAATGTTACAGCCAACATAGCAGGATTTAAGTCTTACGCATTATTTAAGATCACTACTTCTGCGGCGGCCTGGGTAACTGTTTATACTGACAATGCCAGCAGGTCTTCTGATACGATCAGCGGTAGGACTGAAACGCAGGATCCACTTCCGGGATCAGGAGTTATCGCAGAAGTTATTACCACTGGTGCTAATGCTATCGTCATGTCTCCAGCAACTATTGGATTTAACAATGAAGCTACTCCGACTACAAATATACCTATTAGGGTAAAAAACAAGAGTGGTGGCAGTGCGACAATCACAGTGACACTGACTCTACTACAGATGGAATCATAGTCGATGTCTATGGTAGAATATATCGTTACTCTTAAAAACTTTGAAGATCTAGAAAGTTTTTATGATGACATGGAAACACCAGGTGGAACTGTTTATATTCCCAACAGGGCAGTGGGCTTAGCCAATCGCAGACCAATCAGCAGAAATACACACTACTATCTGACAGAATCTGAATCAGAACTATTACGTGGTGATTCAAGAGTCCTAGCGGTCGAACAGCTACCAAGTGCAAGAGGAATTTTTCCTAAACCTACTTGGACACAAACCGCCAATTATGAAAAATCTTCTACTATCGACAGCAACGATAAAAACTGGGCCTTGTATCGATGCACAGAAGGCGCACAAACCGAGGGTTGGGCTACCAATGGTAATACCACAGTATTAAATCGCACTGTAAATACCACCAGCAGTGGCAGAAATGTTGATGTAGTAATTGTAGATGGACATCTAAATTTCAATCATCCTGAATTTGCGGTCAACTCCGATGGCACCGGTGGATCACGTGCGGTGCAGTATAATTGGTGGCAATGGAGTGCAAACGTTGGTATTTCCACTACAGGATCTTACAGTTATGCGAATATAACATATGGCAATCATGGCACACATACAGCAGGAACAGTTGCAGGTAATTCCCAAGGCTGGGCAAGAGATGCAACTATCTATAATATAGAATTTGATGACGCTCATATTTCAGGTTTACCAGGATCTGTTACTGACTTTGGCCTATATGTGTTTGATTATATAAGACAATTCCATAGGAATAAACCAATAAACCCTGTTACAGGTAAACGTAACCCTACAGTTGTTAATAATAGTTGGGCATATAGTTACGGTGATACTATAAATTTATCTGATATCGCCTCAGTTACTTATAGAGGAGGAACCGTATCATTATCGGGTGATAATGCAGCTAGAAAAACTACATTAGAATCTAACGGAGTTCCTGTGCCTTTTAATACTTATGTAACTGGAGTGCCAGCCAGAGTTGCCGCAGTTGATAGTGATGCAGCATTAGCTATCAGCGAAGGAATCATCATGGTAGCAAGTGCAGGTAATAGTTATTGGCGTTGTGCTGATATCGATGTTTTGGATTATTACAATAGTGCCGTAGTCGGAGGATTCACTTATTATCATAGTCAAGGTTCGTCTCCTGGAGCTGCTGATACTGTAATCTGTGTAGGTGCGATAAGCACATTCTTAGGAGAATACAAAACTCAATTTAGCAACTATGGTAGCAGGGTAGACATTTATGCTCCTGGTGATAATATTATTAGCAGTGTTTATAATTCTACAGGTATAGAAGGATATCCTACACCCGTTGTTGATCCAAGAAATAGCTCTTATTATTTGCAGACAGTGGATGGCACTAGCATGTCAGGACCTGAAGTTACAGGATGTGTAGCTTGTTTGGCAGAAACTTGGCCCAGCTTGACACAAGCAGAAGCAAGACAATATCTCGAAACTTTTGGCAAATACAATCAAATCACATCTACAGGCGGTGGTGCCGGTGATTACTATAGTCTAGGTGAATCAGGTGTTGATTCTAACAATCTCTACTTATTCTATAGATTAGAACGCAAGCTGTCGGGCGACTTACAACAAAATGCCTATAAATTAAGACCTAGTTCAGGAGTCACTTATCCAAGACCTAGGATCAAACGTTACGGTTGATCTTAATCTCCAAAATCTGATAAATAGTAGTTAAATAGAGATTGATTATGGCTACTATATCATACCAAATCACCAAAGGTATCAACTAATGGCATATCCAACCTGGATAACGGCAGTAGGTAACCTAGGTATTGTTCCAAGTCTGGAATACTATCAGTTCCAGCTTGACGCTTACGATACCGCTGGTGGAACACTAGCTTACGCTAAGATTTCTGGCACGTTGCCTCCTGGTATACAGCTCACAGCCGCAGGTATATTACAGGGTATTCCAGTCAGCACAGCAGGTCCTGACAACAATCAAGTCTATACCTTTACAGTGCGTGTGAAAAATCTGTCAGATAATCTCATAGCCGATCGAACATTTAATTTAACTATCACCAACGTAGCACCACCGATAATAACACCTCATAGCGGATTTGGTGGTAATATAGATCTTGGCACATATTACGATGGAACAGTCATCGATATACAATTAGAAGCTATCGAATTTATACGAGAAGATAATTTAACTTGGTCATTGTCCGCAGGCACTTTACCACCTGGATTAAGATTAAGCTCAACTGGATTGATCTATGGTTACATAATTCCAATACCTGTGCCAGGACCATCTGGAGACCCTGGATGGGATGATACTGCTTGGGATGGAACATTTACTACTCCTACATCAACAGGAGTATTAGGATGGGATTTTAACGAGGAGAATCTCAGCCAATATTTTAGGTTTACTGTAGAAGTGTCTGATGGCACTACCAATAGTGACACATCAACATATCAGATGTTGGTAGTTCCTCGATCAGCGGTAGACGCTGATGGCAACTTGATCACAGCTGACTCTACCATCTTAAATAGCAATGTATTTTCTATCACAGGTGGCAGCACATCGCTAACCGTTGACACTGGTGACAAACACGATCCTATAATAATCAGCATACCATCTGAGATATTGCCAGAACGACAAGGCACTTGGTTTACTTATAAGATAGAAGCTATCGATCTTGACAACGATGTATTACAGTATAATATTCCAGCACTGTCTATTGGTAGTTTTGATCAGCAGACTCCTACTGGTAACCCATACTTAGAAGC